CTTCAGATAGTGCTGTCCGTCCTTGAAGTAGAACGCATCCTCAAACACAAAGCCATTGCTCAGCGCTTCGCTCAATCCCGAATACAGTTGCTCAAAAGTTCCGTCATCTCTTCGCTTCCACAGCGAATCACCACCATGGAATAGCATTTCCCCTTTATAGAAGAAAATGCTGTAGATTGTGAGTCCAAATGCGGTTTCCAGCGCAAGCGCAGGTCTCGTTCGGATTCCCTCGGTTTCCTTGTAGTCCTTCCATACATTCAGCGCATCAGGACTCCGCACAAGGTTGATTTCTTCGCCACGGAAATCCACGCCACGAAAGCCTCTATATTCTCTTGTAATTAAAGAATCGCTCATTTGATCACTTCCTTACTATGCCAAGTCATTCATACATAGTACCCACCCTCTATTGTGAATGTGCCAGTAGAGTAGCGAGGGTCAAGTCTTTGGAGCATGGATTCATATCTAGTCGCATAGATATTGCCATACTTTGCAGACACATCGCTCTTCAGCAAGTCTCCTGCAATACCATAGGGCATGATCTCCAAAACATCTGGACTTAGTTCAAATTCATAAGAGTCCTTGGTGCTGGGAGTGATTCTCTCAGGGTAGACGAACACATCCACACCCAAAGTGCCATCCTCCAAAATCCGCAGGACGGTTCCGTTCGCTCTCTGCTCGTGGCACACACCCCAAACAGAAGCGATCTGATACACTTCATAGCCGCACTTTTTCTCGATAGCTTGAAAGTCAACTATATCACCCTTGTGGACTTCCATCTCCACATACTTGGGGATTTTCTTCAAGCGAGCCAGCTCGAACATAACTTGATTCGTTACATCCGGCATCTTCGCTTCCAGGTCCGGGTCTTGTGTCATGTGAGGTTCGCCCTTCTTCGCTTCCTCAATCAACACAAATACCTTTCTGTTCAGTTCTTTTAGGGTCATCTCCGCCACCTCGTTATGTCTCTAAATTTGCCGTCCGTTTCGGTCTTTTACTCGCAATATGTTAGCCATGCTCACACCTCCACGCCGTAGCGGTCAAACAAGACCTTTACGGATTCGTTTTTTAGGATTTTCTGCTTTTGACCCTGGTTCAGGGCATCATAGATTGTCTGCAGCGCCGCCTTTGTTTCGGTGACTACCGTATTGGTCTTTTCTTCAAGATTGCTCTTTTTCATTCCGATACCCCCAGTTTTTCAAGTGCAGAAAGATAATCTGCCTCGGTGGCCTCTCCGTTGCCGATGAGCTTGTCCGTCTCCTCGTAGGTATACACACAAGGCACAACGTCCACAGCGTCGTCGTATTCCATGCCAGTCTCAATTTGCCGCAGCGTAAAGCCTTTGTCGGAATAATGACGGATTAAAGCTCCGTCCTGTAAAAGTTCAGTTTTAATCATTTCGTCACCTCGTTATACGGGCATTTCAGTGTAGCTGATTGTTTTATCTATAGCATCCGATGGAGAAACCACCATAAGATCAGGTGTCATTACAACAACCGTCATACTCTCCGCCCACTGATCCGGAGATACAATACTGTTGTCATCAATTGTATAGCCGGCGGTGTTGTACTCACTATCAACCCATTCGCCCCATGTCATATTTGCTTCGGCTTGGTACTGAGTACCGCTGGTACTAAATGTAACTATAAACTCCGAAAGCGGTTTGATTTGGTTGGCATAGGTCGCCCAGTTGGTAGCCGCTTTGTATGCGTCCACCATACCGTCAGGCACATAAATATAACCGGTGCCGTTTGCAATCGGCGTATTCGTAAATGCGTTTGTATTAGAAAGCGAAACAAAGTAATGTTCAGGGTACAAAATCAAAGCGGTAAGCTTAGAGCAATTTTGGAACCAAGTACCTGCAACGCTTGCGTACCCGGACATTTTGTGGAAGATTGCGGTTTTCAGGTTTGCGCAGCCTTCAAAAAGACTATTATAGCAGATGGTAATATCTGCAAATTCAACGGATTTAAGACCGCTGGAAGCATAAAATGCTCTGAATCGTGGCGCACAGGGCACATCAATTTTTAAGTGTTCCAAAGTGCCATCAATTACACCTAATAATTCTGCTTCCTTTGCTTCCAGTTCTTCTGCAAGAGAGGGAACGTTTACTGCGACAGCAATATTTCTGTCACAGAATTTTCCGGCAGTTGCAAGGGTGGTTGTGCCATTGGCGGTAACAGAGATTTGGATAGGTATCTGGTCGGCATTCGCAATCAGCCAATTATAGAAATCCTCGGATACCGTTTGAGATGCTGTTCCGAAATCCACGGTTTTGTAGGTTTCGGTCTCCCATCCTGCAACTCCGGGAGCATTACTATCCCAATAAGCCGGGGAGCCGCTGTGTCCGCCTCCCTCTACGAATTCCGTTATGTATATAAACCAGACCATCACAGGATCGTACCCCATGCCTATATATGATGCATTCCCACAAGTAAAGTTTACCTGTTGTACCTCGGGTATGGTAATTTCATCGTGGAATATCCATTTGCCACTAATGCTTGCCATCAAAGCACCTCCCCATTATAGATCGGCAGTTTAGCAACAATCTCATCCACCATACCGTTAACATCATCTGGCGTCCAGTAGTCTATCCCGCGAACAGGCGTGTATCCATCTGCTCCCTTTGCTCCGTTATCGCCTTTGTCCCCCTTTAAGCTAGCTTTCTGCTCAGGAGTCAAGTCCTCGAAAGCAACCGTCCCGTCTACGCCCTTAAGAGATTGAATCCATTCTTCCTCTGTGCCTTCAAAGCCGTTCTTTACGGCAATTTCATAGGCGGATTGTCCATCCTTGCCAAAGACAACGCCTAGATTTCCAACCATAGAACCGGCGCTGGTCAGTGCGCCTACATGTTTGTTTTCCATCGTCACTCCGCCACATCCCCTTCTGGATACAGTTTGAATACCTTTGCCCCATTCTGATCATAACCGATAATGGTTTGAGGATGCGTTTCAGGATTTAATTCCACCTCATACCAATAATCCGTAGGCTTGTTGATAACACCGCCAATTTTCGTGTCGTCACCGTCCAATATAATCTCGACAGCTTCTGTTTCTTCTGTAACTGCAATATCTTTCCGAAGAACAATATCGGAGCAGTCCTTTCTCGCAACGACAGTAAAACGTACTATATCTCCCTCTCTAAACACATACGCTGTGTTGTTAATATTTGCACTCACAGAGAATACTGCAGCATCGCCACGAGTACATTCAATGGTCAAATCTTCGTTGATAACAAACATATCGTCACCCCTTCTCAAAGGCTATTAGTCTTCCTTGAATCTAGGAATCTCGTTCAAGGAGTTAATATCGCTGATGGCATCGTCAATTGACTCGACAGGATAAGGAGGAAGGTAGTAGCCCCTCTGCTCATTGAACAGAAGGATATCGCCATCGTTCAGATTGATGGTCACCACACTCCGACTCTTGTAGCTGTTGACTCCATTCGAGCCTTCCTCACAGAGAATTGTCTCAAGCACAAGGTCTTGGAGCATCTGCGTGACATTCTCGGTTTTATATGTAAGTTCCGTTCCCTTGGAAACCTTGATTCCTTCTTTAAGTCCGATGTTCGGCTGTTCTACAAACAATTCGTGTTTCATGGTTTTCTCCTTTCAATTTGAGAAAAATGGGGGAGGTTTTACCCTCCCCCTCTAGTGGCTATGCGCCATGCATCCCCCATAATTGGGGCATTTACTTAAGCAGTGGCGAGAGGAATCTTCACACAGACCAGTTCGTCCTGTGCGATAATCTTTGCGCCATAGGTGTCCAGACCACGGATGTAGTCGGAGAAGTATTCCTGCATACGACCTGCTTCGACTTCGTTGATCTGACCAGCAAAGGCAACAGCCTTGTTGGAACGGACGATGCAGTACACATAATTGGTGTCCTTGTAGACATTGTTGGTGGACTTGACATCGTAGCCATCGTAATGACCGACAACACCACGCTTGATGAGTTCATCGTTTGCGGTCTTCATCTCTATCAGTTCGTCCTTGAAGGTCTTGTAGGTACGAGGATCAATCTCCACAATGCCGGCATCGTCAAAGTTCTTCTCACGCATGGTGATGATAGCCTCATCGATGGCGGCCTTGATGTCAGCCTGAGAGTTGCTTTCCGCAGTGATAACTTTGGTAGCGCCGACCTTGTAAGTAGAGTTCTTAGCTACCGCATCGGCAGAGGACTGTGCCTTGCCGGCGACCAATGCGCCAACGAACTTCTCCCGGGCAAGAGCCAGTCCCTTCATAGCCTTCTGCTGATACTTCTCAGGCAGACCAGGTACGGACTGTGCCTTGTCCACATCGTTCACACGGAAAGAGAAAGACTTCTGCACATCGATGACGAGGTCTTGGCTGTCATCGGTCATCTCTTCGTAGTTCAGAGGAGTCTTGCCAGTGTAGTCACTGATAGTGGGGTCACCGACTGCAAGAATCTTAACAGTCTGTGCATACTTACAATCGCCCTCGTACTCACGAGTACAGTCCTGTACCAGCTTGCACTTCTCTTCCAGATCGTCCTGAATCTTCTTAGACCAAATAGTCTGAATAAAATGAGTTACTGCCATTTTGTTTCCTTCCTTTCGATTGGGAGGGAAGCATTACCATTTCAGCATGGATTTTTTAACCGCTTCATATAGAGCCGGATTCTCGTCAAAGTCCTTTACAGTAAATTTCTGTGCTTCTTCAAAAGAGTAAAAATCCTTTACACCTGTATCTGCTGCCGATGTGTTTTTTATGCTTCCCATTTGTTTGATTTCTTTCTTCGGTTGTTGTTTGGTATAGTAGCCATAGATTTCAGCAATGGGAGTAGTGGAATTGAACTTGCCCAGGAAGTCCTGGAATCCCTTGCTGTTGTACACTTCATCGGTAACACCAAGTCCGGCCAGTTCATTGCGTCGCTCGGTGTCTTGACGATATTGTGCTAACCGCCTGAAATATGCCCTATCTCGTGCACTCAGGTTATCTGCACCAATCGCAGCTAAGCGCTCAACCTCTTCAACTACCTCCTCGTATCCGCCACTGATGATGTCATCAGCTTCGGCTCTGGCGAGTACTTCAATGTCCTTCTCAGAGTAGGTTGGTTTGCTTGGCACAGGCTTTCCGTTTTGTGCATAAAAGGATCTCAAGCCTTCCCTTGCTTCTGCTACACTACTAACTTCCATGCCAGCCTTCAGAATCTCCTCAAGGTCTCCGTACCTTTGCTCGTACTCCCTGCGGACTTTCTTCTCGATCCTGGCGCTGCGTCTTCCCATCATTGCATCCACTTCTTCCTGAGTGTATTTCTTGACAGGAGTTTCTTCTGTGGTCTGCTCCACATTTTCAGTCTGTTCGACAAAGTTTTCGTTATTTTCCATAACTAATCCTTCCCTATTTTTTAATCGAGGTTTGTTTCCTCAAATCCATGTGCTTTTAATGTCATCCCCGTCTGGACAAAATAAAAAAGCACTCATTTTAAGCGCTTAGTTATCCATGTTTTTTCCCAGTTCCGCTTCCTGTTGCGCCATAAGCTGCATCTGTGCATCTGCCATCATGGAAGACTGTTCATCGGGGTCTCCCATAAGGAACATTTGCACCTTCTGTTGCAGCGCTTGTGCCTTTGCTTCGATCTTCGCGATTCTGCTCTGTTCCTCGATGATATGGTCAATAACTTCCATAATCTTTAGCTTTGGAGCAACAGAGTCATCGTCAAGTACTTCTGCATAGACCTTTAACTCGCTCACTCGCTGTGCATTGAAGAATCCCTTTATCAGCAGATTTTCAATAGTCTGTTCCTGGGCGAACTTATCGTATACACCCTTTGGGGTCACATCGATGCGCACCATCGCCTGAAGCTGTTTCAGAGCTGTCTGCGGCACATTAACCACTTGCACAGTCTTTTCCCCGGATGTCGGATCTGTGACTTCTTCCTCCATGTTTACTCCGTTCTCTGAGTAGACAATGAAATACTCAAGCCAAATACGTGCGATATCCTCGACGAAATTCTTGTAGCTTTCCTTCTGCTCCGTCATAGGTGCCTGGGATGCTTGCTGAACGGCTAAAATCGCGCGCCCGGATGCAATCTCCGGGTTAACAGCACCAGTCGCGGTATCCCCTGCTCCAGCCAAATCTCTTGTGACTTGAATCAAATCCTCTTGTAGCTTGACTACATCGGGAGACATCTGTGCCGGAGGAATTGTCCCAACAACTTTATGTACATCATCCACAGTCTGACCATTGGTACGGATTATTCCACCAACAGTGTTCAATGCTTGCGGGTTAGATACCTTCTCAGTGTTCACGACCTTCTGCGGATATGCCTGGTACTTTACAGTCAGGACTCGTCTCACTTCGGTGCGGTTAATCTCAATTTGGTTGGGGATAAGACATCTTACTTCGCCTTCGCCTCGTGCAGAGCCTTCTTTTTCTTCCCAATTAAAGTGAGCAACAGGGTAGAGAGAGAGTCCAGTGTCGACATCTTTCGCAATGTCCACCCATCTTGTAGCAATGGAGTACCGAACGGTACCTTTCTCCTTGTACATCTTGTAGACAATGGTCACCATGTCATCCAGTTCATCCTTTGCAGATTCACCGGACTCCTCGAAGGTGTCATTGTCCCCGATGATCATATCGATCTTATCCTCGCTCACGCCCTCACTCAATGCCAAGTCAATTGCATTCAGGACCGGCAATCTCTTTCGGATTAGAATGTACGGCTGACTTTGAATATCATCATCATTCTCATTGCCATAGTAGATGTCATTCTTCTTGATGATTTCATTGACTGGTTGCATCTTCTCTTGGTCAAAGTAGACATAAATGATACCCTCATCATTTATGGCAGCATCCTTGGTGATGCGCCTGCCCTTAAAGTCCATCTTGTCCTTTTCCCAAACACGAGCAACGTAGCCATTCAGCAAGTCACAGTATCTCTCTGCTTGCTTGCGGAACTTTCTGTTCTCAAAATTCTGCGAGGAATAGTTAATTGCGTATAGATTGTCATGTATGACAGCGCACTTGTACTTGACGATGGGCTTGATAATGTTCTTCTGCACAGGCTCTACATCGCCCAGCTTCGCACCTTCCCATTGATTGCCGTTATACATCCGATAGTTTCTGTCCGTATCTGTGTAGATCTTTGTCAATCTATGGTAATTGCGCCCCTTTTCGTATAGCCTCCATATTGGAGTCTCTCTGATCTCTTGCAGATCCATTTGCATCACCTCATACATCCTGCTGGCCCGCGCCAGTACCGTCATATCGCTCTATGTTCTGCATAATCTTTTTTACCTTGCTCATGGCTTCATCCGCTTTTTTGTTTTTGTTATGCTCTCTCACATCTTCTAAGGGATTGATTACGGGCAGTTTGATCTCCTCTCCCTTGGATACCTTCTGCCCCACCCTTGCGCCCACCACAAAGCAGATAATGTTCACCATGGCCATAACCAACAAAAGCAATACTTCCATAATTCCTCCTATATCACGACGACATCCTCGCCGTAGTCAAACTGTGTCTGTGTTCGTCTTTCCGAGTTAAAATGATATTGAGGGGAAACCGCCTCCGGCTCTATCGGGAATACCACCTGTCCCCGGATTTGGTGAGCAATGGCCAATCCCATCATCTCATCGTCATGACCGCCCTCCGGTGCTTCAATACGCCCTTTCTCATTACGGGTGATAGTCAGCAACTCTTCTATGGTCTCTCGGTCGTTGATGCTCTCCGGATGCTCCCGCACCACCTCTATGAGTCCGGAAATCGCTGTTGGTCGGGTTAGACTGGTGGTCTTAAAACCAAATCTTTTTTCCGTCTTGTGGGTGTAACTATCCTGTACCTCCCGGACATACTGTCTCGGGTATCCCAGCCTTTGCAGTTCCATAATGGGATAACTGTCGAAATTGGCCTCGATGCCAATCAGCGCCTGCTTATAGTACATGCCCAAGCAATACATCTGCTTGGTGTACTGATCCGGGTCGAACTGGTGCTTCAGCTTCGCCACCTGAATGCCCGTTCTGGCATCCAGCACATGGCCGGTATAGTAGTCGCTGCCATCGCCGGCTGTATCGCCGCCAATGCAATACTTGGTGACACATGGGGAATCCGGCACCTGATACAGCTTGATATATCCGCCGCGGTCATTGACCCAGCGGATATTGGTTATTTTCAGGCCGTCATAATCATAGGCGAAATAACCGGTTTTCAATGGCTTTGGCACCTGTGACAGCCGCTGCGTCAAAATTTCCGGATCAAATACATTCTTGCCGGAAAGCAGGAAGGCTTCTCTTGCTGAGCAAGGGTACTCCTGTCGGATCAGATTCTTGTCAATATACTTGTCGTATTTGTTCCAGTACCAAAAAAGCTGCTCCGGACGCAGACCAATACAGTCTCGCAGCCATCGCAGCCTTTCCCATATCCATTCTTTGCGCTTGTCCACCTTCTCCAAAAACTCTGTCTTGTCATGGTTGCTGAAGAAGGGGATGTAGTATTCTGGCGTCCGCCACCATTCATAGAAGCAGTTGATGTGCGCACCACTTGTCCACATCTTCTCGTAATCGTTGAAGCCGTCCGCAGTGCTCTCGTAGATTTTGATGCAGTTTCGGGTCAATGCTTCACCGATAGCCGCCTGCACCTTCGCAATACCATCCTTCCAAAAGGCACATTCTGAACCATGCAGGAAGTTCACTGTACGGCTTCGGCCCACATCCTTTGATGCCGTATCCACCGCCCAGCTGGAGTTGATCTTCTCAAATAACAACTGTTTGCGATTATTGAACTTTTCCGTTGGCTTCAGCACCTGCGGGAGCTGCGAATACGGAAATTTAGCCTTGTTCTGAAAGATAGCCTCTGCGTTAGAACTCTTGTCTGCCAATGTATATCCCTGAAAATTTCGGTTCAAGATACTGCAGCTGAGCTGATAGGCAGTCACCAATGTTGTAAATCCCTGCTGACGGCCTTTGAGCACCAGCAGGGATATTTCCGGAATCAGTCCTTTTTCGTAGTCCTCGATGGCCTTGTTAAGTCGTTCTATGAAATCCTTCTGTACCTCGTTCAAAAAGAACGGCATGGTCTTCTGGTTTTTATCCACAACCACAAATACCAGTTCGATCAGCTTCTCCGGGTTTTGTCTGAC